CACATCCCACTCGGCATATCCATACTGCCCAAGAGTATGACCTCCTAGAGAATCCTCTTTCATCTGTTCAGAATAGGTAGGAGAAGTCCTATCCGGTTTGGATAGAATCATATCTACCTTGGCGGGTTCGAATATGTTAAAGAATCTCCGTTCTTCTAATTCAGAACGAATCATCCTCCTCTTGTGAATCTTAATATCCGCAGTATCCAATGTCTTGGCGTTGGGAGGAATTAAGAAACATTCAAATGGTATCTTCTCAGGACGAGGCCCTTCGTACTCTGTCTCTCGAATAAAGGAGGGCTTGATATTACTGGAACCTGTTCCGTCTCCGGCGGTCTCAACGACATCATCACGATAACGGATTTCGTGGGGAGCTTTAAGAAGTGAAGTACCATACTTAATTGCATCTCCAAACCACTCGTGGTATACCCTGTAAAGATCCAGTTCCTCGGGCTCAATGCCGATATACTCCATGAACTCTTCAAGTGCGACTCGGACGGAATCGTCAATATCTTCATGAGTTCCAAATATCTTACATATCCAGGCTGGTCTCGTTTTGAGAATTGCAGCCATGACACGAGCGAGGAGTGTATCGCTAAAGGTAGCAATAATAGGAACAACGAGATTCGAAGCCATGTAGAACGGAAACTCTCTCGTCTTTTCACGAGGCTCGGCTTCATACGCCTTTCTCCATTTAACAATCTTATCCTCATGAAGTTGAGTCAGTCCTTCCTTAAGCGCCATCACGCGCATCTTCAAGTGCCGTTTCAGTTTCAATTCGGCACCTGGACTCAACTTCAGAGGAATGAGATTAGCTTCCATTAATCAACTCGCAGTCGATACAGGTGCAGTCTTTGCAATGGCTGAAGGAACAATAACCTTCGAAGCCGTCTGAACTGCATTAGCATCCAATGAATTCAAAACATCAGCAGTTCCGCTAGCAATCTTCCCACAACCCTGAATGAAAAGGGATTCATTCTGGATCTTATGCCCTCCAACCATCTCCGATGTCTTGACAATATTAGCCACTAAAGGAGTGGCCTTCTGTAACTTCTGAGCTCCGGTACCAGGCCCTTGGAAAAAGGCTTCAGCTTGCAGAATGATCTGTCCAATTGAAGTTAGATCATTAACGACAACCGTTGCCTGAGCTTGTTTCTGACCAAAGAAACCTTGAACCAACGGCCAGATACCAGTAGCTATGGCAAGTCCCTGAGCCAATGCAGAGCCTAGTTTTGATAGAAACGTCATGTTGTTTTGTTAAATCCTCCTTGTTCTTGAAACTTCTTAACAGCATCTTCCCAATTCGGACTATTCTCCACAGCAGCCCCATTGGCTCTTGCAAAGTTTCCAGATATGACTCTATTCGTAAACTTAAAACAAAAGACATAAAACTGAGAAGAATCCTTTGTCGGAGAAGGTAGCGACGAAATAAAAGCAGAAGCCCCGGTATTCGTAACCCAGGTCGAGATAGCCGTTGACCAAAACGGATGTTGATTAAACAACTGAGCTATCCATTCGAAGAATTTCATCTAACCCCCACGGAGTAAGGTTTATTTACATTCAATGCCTGTCGAGCATTTGCCATCTTTCTTTTCTGTTCTTCAATCCAAGAAGTCGGAAGCTTCAACAACTGAGGCGCGTAGGCCAATGTGTCGAGGATATCGCAGAATTTCCCTTTGGGGAAGGTGGTAAATTCTCCACGAAAATCGGTAAAGCGACGTTGTGTATAGAACCGATTTGATTCGAATATCGGGGATAGAACGTTACGAATACGGAATTCTTTGTTACGTGTAAGACTACCATCAGGTCCATCCACTTCACCTTTAAGTTCAAGAATTTTAAGGTTACGACCTTCAAGCTTATTCCTAAAATTGATATGATAGGCTAGATACTTTTGAGCAGCAACAGTTTCAATCCCAAGTTTATTCATTCCCCACATATCAGCCATTTTATAAAGCTCTCCGAGATATGTATCGGTGTTTACTGCCTTAGCCCAGGAACCGAGATGGTAGTAACGACCCTCTGCGGATAGCCCAATGACCTGGATACTATGACGACAACGCCCTTGTGCTCCCGAATGGTTTGGATCTGTAATGATACACTTTGCGAGTTGTCTAACTTTAACATCACCAATTACCACCCCCTCGAAGACTTCGTGTTTAATAACCAAGTCCCCTTCGGAGTTCTCATCTAACCGCATGAAACGTAAATCCGACTCGTGGAAGTCTGCGTTTTCAGGTGCAGCCGGGTTATTGAGAAATTGACAAGAGTATAGGTAAGATCCAAGCCTTTTACGCCATCTCTCAAGTTTCGACATAGAGAACTCTTCCGGGAATATTGGAGTCTCAGGAGGATGTAAATCGCAACAACCGCCCTCCGCCGAATGAGTCTCGAAATTAAACCATGGTTCGTTTTCTTCAATCCAAGAATTGAGGTCCGAATATGCCCATCTATTGGCGACGACCAGTTCATCATTATCATCAACTGCCGATTCATTTTCAAACGCACCAACGAGCAGTCTATGGTATTCAATCGTCTTCTCCATTACAACTGGAGATTCATAGGCTTTCTTCCCAACCAAGTCGTCTTCAACAACCAACCCGTTATAGTGTCTAGATTGGAGGGCACCACCGACTCCGAGAAAGTCGAAGGTGCCCTCTCCATGCCCTCCTAGTGCTTTACACGCCGGGGGCAACTTTTGCCACTTCGAAATGTTACTCCAAGTTTCGGACGAAGTGGGAATCAGTTCATTGAATAGGTGACGGAATACGGCATTGGACTCGTAATGAAAATCAATTCTACGTCCAAGTTTTCCAGCATTGGTAATGTTTTCGGATACGAGGAGATTACGCGCCTCAGGCCTATGCATTCGTTGCATCCATGCAATGAATTCTGAAGAGTAACCCATTTTAACGAATTCGTTAAGATCCTCATCGGAACACCATAGAACCCGCCACATTGGTAATCCCTCGGAACACATCGTTGATTTGAAGTGGTCACGAGGTATTTCATAAACATCCTTAATGTGGTCTCTTTCAAGAGAAATACAGAAGGGCATATGCAACGTGGAGGTTAAGCGGCGTTTCTTGAGACCTATCTTAATGAAGTAATAAAGAGAACCAAGGCAATTTAAACGGGCAGCCTTTCTCCAGGCATCTTCAGTAAGTCCAGCCAAAGGTATAGGTCTATATGTACCTTGATACCCCAACGTCTGAGCTGGGGACAGCGTAAGGCCCAACTGGTCCTCCAAATTCGGGCGGCACCCAATTTAGGGCGGGTTCTTTTTCGGGTGTCAGCATATGCGGGGATAGGCCGCAACAGGGTTTGGAACTAGAGTTATCAGGTAACTCTAGCCTTTGATGAGAGTCGGTTGCTGCATACCCACTTGGTTGTTAGAACCCGCCAGGTAAGAACAGAGCCAAGTTTACTATCCTACCGACTCTCGTCAAACTTATTCGTTAATGTTTGGTAGGTCTATAAAATCTTTCGCAGTCTTAGTGCCACAAGTACACGGCGAACCGCCGCAATAACAATGTACGCTTTTAAATCCGTGACTTGCACCCCGGTACATGCCGCCAGGTCTGCGACAGGATCCTGGTCCAGTTCCTTCGTTAATACGGGTGTGAGTTTCGGACGGAGTAGAAGCGAACTCAATTGTTGGAGGATACTTTGGTCTTTCCGTGGCATGATGGCGAGACCCTGGGCTCGGAGAGACGTTTTTATTATCTTCGTATTTGATAGCCATTTAAATCCTTTCCGTTAAAATCTTTGCTGTTCAGAATCGAAACGCTAAAGACTTTTACTTTGGCGAAGCCGCTTTAATCTTAGCTTCCAAATGCCTGTCGGCTGCTAACTTGGCATCGTCTAACGTAAACGTTCGGGCCTGAGTTCCGCAAGAACAATCCGTTAGAAATGGATAGACCTGAGCTGGATCCATTTGTTTAATAATCCGTAGATTATGTCTTGAAAGAATTATCTCAGCACGATCCATTACGTGAGTGGGAGTGTTACCTGGAGGCATTACTTCATAAACTACGAGATCTCCGTTTGGTAGATCGTAAGGTAACTGCATGTCCCAAGTTCCATCCGGCTTTCGATAAGGCTTTCTTCCAATCTTATTCATCTTCAATGGAACACGAGTATCCGGGACATTCGCCTGATTCCCCGCAACTCCAGTCCTAACAGCAGGTGGGGTTACTGGAGAAGTTCTAACCCCAGGACCTTGGGCAGCCAGTTTCTTTCTCAATTGTTCTATCAACGGAGAGACTGAAGTCGTGGGAGGTTTCTGATCGGAGGCTTGTTCATTCAAAACTGCCGCAGTGTTGACCTGCGGTATCGGCTTAACTTCCGGATCTCCTGCCTTGGATAAATCAGCCTGCCCAACCTGAGGACCCACTTTTAAAGGAGACATTTACATAATCCTTTCTTTAGCTCCGTTAGGAGTTTTCTTAAGATCATTTATAACTTCATCCGCCTCTGACGTTGTAACGTCGATAACACCTTGTGGAACTCTATTGATTGGAATTCCCTGTTCCAAGGACGATCTAGAAGTCTTTGCAAATAATCTATCAGGGTCTCTGTCCAATAATTCCCCGGCTGCCGCCAAAGCGGTGCGTAAATCACGCCGTTGCGTAGCTGCTTCAACAAGAGTCCTGAGAGCGAGTGGCACTCCCTCCCTTGCCTGCTGTCGGAGGACATCAGCCTGACCCGCTGTTGCGCGGTCAAGGTCCGAGAGATGTCCGAGTAGGAGACTTTCTTCGACTTCTTTATATTCATCAAGCTTAATGAGGTATTGAAAAGCTGCGGGGTTAATTTGGAGGAGTGTTTGGATGACTTGATCTTTAACACCTTGTACCCTCATCCGAGCTACCTTCTCGATGCGGATTCGCATTTGAGAATTGAGGGCCCCAGCTGGACGGCCGGGACCCCCATTCGTATTGACACTGATTTTCATAAGCCTAACGGCTTTAAACCTTCTTACCAGGTGTCAATGGAGCCCGCTTTGCAGCAGTAGCGGTAGGAGTGGGAGCAGGAACTGAACCCGCAGTCAAAGTCATTGTCGAAGATACCGGAGTAACATCGGTAGCCGCGGGCATAACAGTTAGCGTATCAGAAGCAGGCAGTCCATCGGCGACCCCAGAATCTCCGCCCGCAATGGTACAAGTCCCTTCTCCCACATACGCAAGTTGGCCCGTGTTTGGATCAACCGTCGCCACAGCTTCATTATCAGAAGCATATTGAACGGTACCCAACGGATTAACAGGAGCACCCTCCGCATTGAACTCCTGATATTTGGCTACACCCGGTGGATCAGTAATCAAAACAGTAAGAGGCATATCAAATTCTCCTTTATTTGTAATAAAACTTAACCTAGACGAAAAGGGCTGGAAGAATATTCTCCGGATTAACCTATTGAGTTCTTGAAATTCGGAACAAATACATGTCAATTTTCGGACGACTGCTATCTCAAACGGCTCTTTAATTCTCTCATCATCACAAAACCAATCGGACATGTTCAAACCTCTCGGTGGTTTGTACTCCTATTCGAAAGGCTAGTATACAGTAAACTGCACTAACCTGTCAAGTGTTTTCTGTATGGCCAAGTCCTTCAATATAAAGGAGATATGAAATAGTTATACCTAGAAAACATTAAATCCATCCGATAGGATAAGATTTTAAAAAAGGGAAAAAAATTTCCTGCGGACCTTCCAGAGGCGCCAGCCGATTCGCCGTTTTTGTGCCGTACGCCCCTTCGCACTTTTGAATGCGGACACTATGTATAGAAGTACGCGATAAACAAACTGCGATACTTCCGATACGTTACGTTGTTGTCTAGCGTGAAGTGTATAAGCTGCTAGCATTCAACTAACTAATGTTAGAACGATTAACGTATCTCTTGATACTCTATCATGTCCGTGAGTATCTCTAACGATACTCTATTCTAATATCAATGGAGATAACATGGACAATACCAATGAAGTAAAAGACACACCGACACAAGTACCAGATCAAACCGTCAAGACCGATGTCTTCTCGAATCGCGACGGCGATTTGATTGAAGTATTTCCTTACACAATCAACGCTGCGGCAATGACTTCCGTGTACCGTTTGAAAGAGGATTTCGAACAGCGCGGAGAATATCTCTCCCTCCAGGGAGTGATGATGCACGTTCTTGATAAGGGAATTGCGGCCACTCGCCACTATTGGGATGCCGCAGAGAAAAACAAGAACAAGCGGGACTTCGCCAAACAAGCCGTTGCAATGTTTAACGGCGATGGAACCGTTCGTGATCCCGAAGGATTGGCCAAGTTGGCAATTGCTAAAGGATTGGTCAAGGGAACTCAGAAGGAAGTTTAGTGTTCTGAATCTGAACACTAAAGTGCGTAGAGATACGCACGGACCTGATAGAACAATGAAGAAAACGAAAGGAGGATAAATGGATTTCATTGACAAGGCACGCCTTGCGGCCGTAAAGGCCGATCAACCAAAGGAACCTGTCCTAAAAACCAAACGAGAACCTTCCGCTAACGAAAAAGAGGCGGAATACTTACCAATAGGCTATGGCATCCTATTCTGTTGCCACAAGCGAAGCTTCTTCGAACCGTGTCAGTCATGTAAACGTGACACAAAACATGCTAATTTCCTTCTGAAACATTTCTTGGCTAAACACAACCTTTAGTGTTAAGAATTTACATTTCAAAAAGTTGGGGGCTTGTGTTTGGTTTGTTCATTTATGTAAAAAAAAATAATATTTTTAAAAGTACATATCTCTGACGCACTACACCCTAGCCCTAGACTCACAAAAATTCGAGTACTAGTTCTAGGATACGCCATTGATTCTAAACGATTTATATCGTGTGTCTTTTCGTACACACTTGACATCACACTAAAGGTTGTGATATTCTCGCGTCGATGTTATGTTTCATCTACCGAGAGGTGTTTCGTGACTTGTTCTTGTGGAAGGGATTATACTCATTGTAAGGTGTGCGGGAAAAAGAATCCGTATGCCAAGAAGTTTGCATCTGAGTTTATGTCAAGGGAGTTAGGACAGGCCGTGGTTGTTAGGAAGTGCCAGGTTTGTTCTAATGAGACGCATGATTTAACGGAATGTCAGGCACCGCCTGTTATGAAGGCAGCGCCGTGGAGTCCTGGTTCTCCTAAACCTTTAGCAATAAAATCTCCTGATAACCGTCCTCAATTTGTTTTGAAACCGGGTACTGAGGAATATTATGAAGCATTCCGTATCCGATTCGATGAGCTTGCGGGAGATCCGCGGAAACGTGGAAACCTTTCAGCAAAGGATGCAATGTTGAAGGAGGGTTGGGTTATTGAATTTGAATCCGAGTCTTTACCTGTTGTTGTTGTAGAACAAGAAGAAGTAAAAGGTACGGAGTTAACCTTGGAACAAGTAATTGAGAAAATGAAGGAGGAATCTAAATAATGGCTAAACCAAAACTATTAAACGTTAAAAAACATCTAGAATGGGAAATAGAAACCATTACCTGGATGTTAGAACGAAACGAGAAGAAAGAACAGGGAGGTATTTCTCTACCTCCAATTGATGTGAAGAATTTAATTGAACATAGATTCTTCGCCCAGGCTATTCTACGGAAGCATGAAGGGAAACATACCCGGAAAGATGTTTACGTGGAGGCGAAATGATTTGGGAAGGTAATTATACACAGCTTAACAAGTCTACAATGACTGCGCCGCTGTGTAAGTTTGAGCGAGATGCCGTTAGGGAGATATTAATAACGGCTATCGAAATCTTTATCATGGAGTTATCTTACGCGGAGGAACGGAACAATGATTACTAGAAGGATAACTGGAGAGGCCTTTACCAGAGATTATCTAAAGGCTATCAACGCCACGCCCGATCAGATTCCGGGTTTGAACGAAAACCTTCGGCGTCCTTTGATGAATATCGACACTATCGTTGATATGTACAACGATTTGGCCCAAGAAATGGAAGAGGCTAAGGAACTCGTTTATAAACTGACAATGGAAAGGGTTTTGGGATGAATATCCTTCGGTTATTGTTTACAATCTATTTCATGGGTCTTTTGTGGAATTTCAAACTAAACGAAAGACTCCTTTGGAGTTTGTTGTTGTTTTTCGGTTCTATCCTAATCATTAAACTTGATATGGTTTTAACCAAGAAGTTTTCGAGGGATTGGTAAATCCTAAAGGATAAATTCTAAATGATTAAATACTGTTCACTTTGTTCCAAATCCTTTAACTTCTGCCCTAGGTGTGAAGGTCCGGTTTTGATAGAACCAATCCTTTTCACAATGCCGGATTTGAAAATCAAATCAACCTCAGTTTTCGTTTGTATAACCGAGAACTGTCCCGGATATGCGGAGTTTCGCTTCCAAACTGTGGAAGGAATTGATACTGACAAAACCTTTACCTGTGATGAGTGTATAAAGGAATTGGAGATATTTGATGACACCGAGTATAGTTGAAATTCTTTTCGTCTTCCTGGTATGGTCCGTTTTATGGTTGGTGTTATTTTCCTTTTGTGCCTTTTTAATTGCCACGATTAAAAGGAACAAAAACGGAGATAAGGACTGACCTGTGGAAAACCAAAAGTTTTCAACAGTTTTTTAAATCTGTTGAAATTTTCGTGTCAAAATTGACACACTCCGTCTAAGTTTATGATTCTAAAAGCTTTAGCGTTCAAAATTCGAACAGTAAAAAGTCCTTGACACGCCCGCTCTGTTCTGCTAAGCTTAGAACTGCAATGGGAAACGTGTTCCAATTGATAAAAACAGGAGGCCTGTTATGAAACAACAGGAATTAATGCGTAAACTAGAATACGCATATAAACAATTGGCCAAACAATCCAAATGTAAAACGTTCTCAGTTAAAAGAACGGAGTTTGGCACGTTTGTATATACGGATTTCAAGAAGTAACAAGTTTCCATCCTAGCCTTGTGGCTTGGTTGGATTGTAGTTAAATCAAAAAATAGCCGCAAGGCTAAGGAGAAATAAATGCCAACGTCATATAATGAAACTCGTGTAAACCTGAAAGTCACCCTCCCCGGAGGAAAGGTTGAAGACGAGGTTTCGATTAAGGAAGAAAAGGCCCAAGAAATGATTGAGGAAGCCAAAACTACCGCCGATGGTACAACCATCGAGGTAACAGCGGCGCAAACCTATACATTCCATGAAGTATCGGAACAGGATCCTATCACCGACTTCACGGCGTTTGTTCCGGACATCGCGGAGCAGGCAAACCTCATCAATAGGGCCATCGTTTTGAAACAGCAACAGTTCGTCCGAAGGCAGCTAATGTCCAAGGAATTTGTTCCTGTCGAAGGAGCATATGACTTGATGCCGGTTATTGGAGCCGTCTCCGAGCGCCAATCCGCATCTCCTGAACAGAAGGCTGCCAATGCGTTGTCCAAGCTTCTCGGTCGTCAGATTTCGCAGGACGACTTGGCGGCTATCATCGCATCCATGGGACCTGCCAAGTCCTAACAAGTTTCGGTTGATGTTAACCGAAAACCGCTAAGCCATAGCGGGGTGTGTTCCATAAATCCAAAGCGTCTCCGAAGGACGCGAAAGGTAGGAACACACCATCCTATGGCTTATTCCCATAGGCTCTCAGTATAACCCGTAACCTGAGAGTAGATACGGGTCCTTATAATAAACTAATTAACCTAAGATAAAACAAAATGCTGTAATCATAATCAAATTACACGGAGGTGTTTATGACGTGTAGTAACTAAAAACGTTATAAAACATTAGCACTCAAAACCGCATAGATGAAACTCGAATGCGGAAGGGATATCTGAACCTGGATATCCCTATTCGCATTGAAAGGAGTTTAGTGTACGGAAATTGAACACTAAAAATAAACGCTATGGCTAAATGTTCAATAATCTGGGACCCTAAGGTATCGGCGTATAAACTTCATATGCCTTTTAATTCCCAGATTGTTAATTTCCTCAAATCCCAAATCCCTCACTCCGATAGGAAGTGGGATCCGGATATAAAACAATGGACGTTTACGGAGCAATATTTCGATGGAACAAAGCAACTTTGCGAGTTGTGTTTCGGAGCGCAAGAGGTTGCTTGTGTTACCAAGGAGCAATACGAACAGGCCCAGGCTAAAGCCAATAGACAACCGATCTCGATGAAGTCCTCACCTATCGGTGAAACGTGTTACACGTTTTTGACTGAAGTCGGATATGACGCAGCCAAGCAAGCTTACCGCAAAGCGGCGTTAATGTATCATCCCGATTTAATCAAAGACACTCCGGAACTCAAGAACAAAATGGCCCAGATAAATACCTTATGGACCAGAATTGAGAAGGAGGTTTTTAAGAAATGAACTCCGATGACTTAAAGGGTCTCTCCAGTCCGGAGAGGATGAAGGCCATTATCGACCTTCGTCATTTTATTGATACCATCCTCCGAGACGGACAGCCGAAGGTTGGGGTTATGTTTAAGAAATTATCCATAACCCCTAAAACCATGTCTGATTTGGTTTTAAACGCCTGTATCGCCTCAAGTGCCGCAATACCTTACGTGGCGGTTGATATAACCAATGACTTATTTAAAATGGGTATCACAATTGGTTACCGATACGCCATGACTGTTCAAATGGAACAACAATTCCACGAATTGGCTGATAATGATGGACAAGGTCATAACGGCCAATCCGTTGATATAGAGGATGATACCAACGATGAGTGATAGAACAACGGAAGAAACACAAAGAAATAACCGAATAGGCCAGGTAGTCCTCGGTTGTACCTCTCTCTGTATTCTAGATGGATTGGATTACGGAGATGGGATCATCGTAGCAAAAGCCATGCAGTACGCATGTGAGATGATAAACAATAACCCCAACCGTCCTGACGATGTAGACGCCAAGGAGCTTGAGGTGTATATCTACAAATTAATGGAGGAAAGGAAACATGGAAAACAATAAGATAACAAAGGGGAATAAAATCTCAATAGGTGGGGGAAACTCCCTCCATTCGAGAATCCGTTCTCAAGAGATACTAGAACAGTCCCTTCCTAAACAGGACCCTAAAGAAATGGAGCATCGTATCGCTATTATATGCGATTTCTCCGGTTCCATGCTTTCTCCTGATGGCACAACGAAACCGAAACTTGAACTCCTTAAAGAAGGCGTTCAACATTTTTCCATGTTATCGGACTCCAACTCCACAGCCATCGCAGTGGAATCCTTTCCACAAGGTTTTCGAATCGAGTTGACAAATGACAATACCGAAGTCTACATGCGTATGCTCTCGGCCAGAACACTCGGAGACACTCCAATGGCTTCGGGCATGTCCAATACCCTTGAGTATCATTCACCGACCCGATGTATGCTTATATCAGACGGTGAACAAACAGATGGAGATGCCCCTTTCCAGGTTGCGCAGCAATTCCGTGATAAGAGCGTGGTGGTCGACACATTTCACATTGGTTCTTCAAAGAGTGGAGAAGAAACCCTTAAGAAAATCGCGGAAATCACCGGGGGAATGTATTTCAAATTCACCGACGTTACTGCATTCTCTGAGAACCTCCACCATCTCCTACCAGGTTCCAGAGAAACTCTCGCGCAGTTGCCGGAATCGACCCGAGCAAATCTCCTTGGAGCGGATACAATCAAATGAAGAATAACAAAGATATACCAATACTAGAACTCCTCCCAGATACTTGGGAGGAATTCAGTAAACTCACTCATCTTCCTCCTTCTGAAGAAGATTTCAATGAAGGAATGAGGGTTAAAAAGATTGTCGATGAGTATTTCAAACCCTCCTTTCTTCAATGCATTAACGAATGTGGAACAGCCTATGAACATAAAGGCGTTAACATCCTAAACCCAGAAGCCGAAGCGCGTATAATGACCTCGGCCGTTTTCGTGGTCATCGAGGCGCTTTTAAGATTGAGGAAAAACCAAAATGCCAAAAACGTGGCGCCTAGTACTTTACATAACTGATGAAGGAGAAACTCCTCGAAAACGATTCTCTGAGGGAATCGAGGAGGATGTACAAGTTTATATTGGAAAGGAGGATATCGAAGATTTAATAATCGACCCGAGTTTATCGGGAATCCGCATGGAAGTTATCAAATGTGAAGAGGGTGAAATAATCCAAAATGGAAACCAAAGAATGTTCGTTATCTCCGGAACAATTAAAGGTGATAGCGATATTGCAATTAAAACTCAACAGCCTCGGAGTTGATGGTCACTTTAAAAAGGAAGCGTTGGAAGGTCCGATTATAACTCTTTATAAATTCGTCCCTTCCAACTCAACTCGCGTCTCTTTCATCGAAAGGTTGTCCGATGATATGGCGGTGGCCCTCGGAGTCGAAGCCGTCCAAGTTAAGCGTTTACCTGGCGAAGCGGCTATCGGCATATATATTCCTAACAAAGACCGCAAACTTATTCAGTTTCGAGATCAAGTCGGCTTTGTTTGGAGCAGCTATAACAACGGAGAAGGGAAGAAGATCCCCTTACTATTTGGCATTGACCACATGGGCGAGTCTATTGTTGAGGATCTTACTCTCCTTCCACATCTCCTTGTCGCCGGGACGACCGGTAGTGGTAAGTCTACGTTTCTTAACTCCCTCCTCTCAGCACTCATTTACACGGTTCCTTCCAGTAGACTTAAATTGGTTATGTCAGATGTTAAACAGGTGGAGTTTACTAATTTTAAAGGCACTCCTCATCTTCTTTACCCTGTGGCACTTTCGGTTAAAGAAACATTAGATCAACTCCAATGGGTTATCGACGATGTAGAAGCGAGGCTTGGAATTTTGGCTAAATACGGATGCCAAAACATAAAACAATTCAATGAACGTGGTAAAAACATGCCATATATCGTTTTGGTTATAGACGAATTGGCTGAAATCCTCCAAGACCCTACACGAGAACCTTACACCGACGAAATGGGAAAGGAAAAGCTATCCAAAACATATGGAAAACAAGCAGAACATAGACTTGGTCTTATTGCTCAAAAGGCTAGAGCAACTGGCATCCACATCATTGCCGCGACTCAGCGACCATCAGTTAAGGTTGTTGAAGGAAACATCAAGGCAAATTTCCCTGCAAGAGTCTCCTTTAAACTCATCTCTGAGGCAGACTCTAGAACTATCCTTGATACAGGTGGCGCAGAGCACCTTCTTTCTCAAGGAGACATGCTCTATTTGTCTCCGAATTCTCCAGCTATCCGAAGATTACACGCACCTTACGCCACAATTACCGACATCTCCGCAGCAATAGAGGCGGCTTGCCAAAAGGATATGTTAGGAGGAAGAGTATGAAGCGCACAGCCGAGCAAGTGGTACAGGAGTGGCGCGACAGCGGCAGCACCGACTGGGGCCAGCTCGTGAGC